AGATTCAATAAAACTACCCGCCACCCTGACGGATAGTTAAGCAATCGGATGCGCAACGTCTAATCAAGGACGATAAACACTTATCCAATCACTTCGATATTGAATACCCCACCATAGTGCGAAAGGATAAACACTATGTCTTGTGAGGTAATTCTTACAATATCATAATACACCGATTATAAACGGACTTACACACTTCAAAAGTCCACCTTACACATAACCTATGAATTCTGCCAATCTATTTATCATCGCGTCACGTCGTCTTAATATACTCGTCTTACTTGTTCCGAAGTATTCAGCTATATCTTCCCACTCACTACAACCTATCGGACATTCCCAGTATCTCAAGCGCATTAAGTCTTGTGTGTCTTCATCTGATTCATAAATGAGCTTATCTACACCTTTTACAATGTTACGTAAGTTGTTATAACGATTGTCGCTTAACTTCTTAATTGATTCTCTCTCGATAGGATTACCTGGTATATTACTCTTACCTGCTCCTACATTCTCGGGTTCGTGATTTTCTAGTAGTTCATACTCTCTTACTTTTAACTCTCGTCTGTAGCGTTCTATGTTCTTGATATAATCTTCTAACTTCTTTATATCGTGTCGTTCAATCGTTATCATACTTACCCTCCATTCTCCAACTTATCTCTTAACACTTCAATTTCATACTCTTTCACTTCTAACTGATGTTTTAGATCATTCTGTTCAAGTATAGAGCCAAATAGTAGTAAAACTAATATAATGATTGCTATTACGCCCCACATTGTTTGACCACCTCTAAATTAGGTTTGTGTTCTAGTACACGTCCGTTAAAACTACATGCATCTTCTTTAGCTGAATATAAATCGTCGTAAGATAAAGCTTCAAATACATTGTCAGTGATTATGCATGTGTTTCCATAACTACCTATATATTTTTTCACTAAATATACTCCTTTTTTTAACTCAACCACGTATTTGCCTATGTTGTTTTTATTATCCTTATTTTTCAACCAAGATACCTCTCTTTCTAAATGTAACTTATCTAATTGCAATCCATGTTTATCTTCCTGTAACTCATTAACTCTTTTCTCTGCTTTAATCCACTTATATATAGCAAAAATACACAGTACTAACACAATTATTACCGATGAAAAACTTATCCAAATCACATTAATAACCTCCTAAAATCCCAAAATATAAAAAGTGTAAAAATAGCAAGATAGAAAGTAAAAACATGGTAACGGAAAACCCAATCGTTACATATTCCTTGTATTTAATTCCTTCAACAAAAAGATATATTATAAATATCTCCATTAAAACAAAGACTATAGACAATGTTATAATTGTAATCATATATATAATTTCACCCAATATTTAATAACCTCCGTATATGCCATTTAAATGAGCGTGGTCATTCTCGTCAAAGTCCTTAGGCACTTCCACCTCATCATTAGCAGTTAACTTATAATACAACTCTCTGCCTAAAAACTTACCGATTTCATACATCGCCAATGTGAATATTAGTTTCGAAATGTGTTTGATCATTCTTCTCCTCCTTGAAAATCAGATACAACTAAATAACCGCAGTCTAAGCATCGTTTAGTATTATTAAATGCAATTTTTTCAACAAATAAATTATCAACCTCTACATTTAAACTTTTGCATTTAGGACATTGAAAGAAAGTTTTATGCTTAAGGAAATCATTATATTGAATGAATTCATCATTATTATCTTTTCCATCAACTTTATAAATACCGTTCATCATTAACACTCTTGTTTTATCTAATGGCATTTTATGGTATCACTCCTTATTAATCACATGTTTTTTTATAATCGATAAGAATAATGCAAGTATCATAACAGTTGCTGTCAATGAGTTATCGGAATGATGTCCGATTAGTAATACCACGACAATCAAAAACACCCCTGCGAGTTCACTAATCGCATTTAAAAATTTGGTCTTAAATTTACATTCAATAAACCAACCTAGAAGCACTGTCAAAAAACCGATTGCAATTAAACTTAATAATTTCACTTCCCCAGCACCTCTTTCACTTTTTCTAATATGTCTTTATTCTCCTGTGCTTCCATACGCACCTCTGTCGCTTTCATTTTCAAACCAATCAACTTGTTTGGGTGTAGGATATACAACTGGTGCTACAACTAACTGTGCTAGTCTTTCACCTTTTTCTACTGTGATATCTTCATCACCTATATTGTCTGTGATGATACCTATTTCTTTGTGGTATGTTTGGTCTATTGTTCCTAGTGCTACGCGCAATTTAGTTTTAAGTGATTTACCAGATCTAGGTCTTACTTGTGCCTCATACCCATAAGGTAGATTAATTGCTATATCTGTTTTAACTACTTTAGTTGCGTGTGCAGGAATATTAATCGTTTCTGATACATACAAATCTAATCCGCTATCTGTAGAATTTGCTCTCTTAGGCATAGTCGCGTTTTCTGATAATAATTTAATTTCTAGTTCTTTAGTCATTTATTGTTCCTCCATTTTCTACTAAACTCTTTGAATTATTTTCCACTATTTTGTCGTACAACTCTGCCTTGCGATATACTTCGTTAAGCTCTTTGATTAGTAAACACCCATCGTGTCCTGTAAAAGCTGTAGAAGATACTATACAGCGTTGAATAAACTCTCTATTGTTCATTGCAAGCCTCCAATTGTTTTTATAGTCATTTATTGTTCCTCCCAGTATTTATCTACAATTTTTGTGATTTCATGTGCATAATCATCAGGCGTTACTATATAGTCAACGTTTAAAATCTCATCAAACGCCTTCGCTTTCTTTTTCGTTTCTGCCATATCATTGATAAGTTCATCACGTTGCTTACGGAAACTGTCACGTTCTCTTTTAACCTTCTTCAATCTAGCGTCCATAACACTAGATACAAACTTAGCTTCTGCGTTCATTTACTATCCCTCATTCCATTTAGAATTCTCTTTCAATAGCCCTGCATTTCTTAACTCATCATTCAAACTACGTTTCCCGTCCTCGTACCACACATTAGCTAGGTATCTACCGAACACATCGCTCTTGTAGGTCTGAACGTATATATCTTTGTTTTCTACACACGATTTAGTAAAGTCGGTAGCTTCTTTATAGTTCTCTTGACCTCTTTCAGGTGTATCTACATTAAGTAACCTCACTCTACGTTCTGCAGTTGTCTTGAAGCCTAAATCCAGTAAAATATCTATCGTGTCACCGTCAACTACATTGGTACATATAGCTTGGAAAGTATATAAATGATTTTTTATATCTATCTCAAACACTCCCTGTTCTTTTTAATATCGTTTTCACTAACTTTCATCGTCACTCTGTTTCCTGCTATCTTAACCACAAAGCCTTTGACACCTAACTTGCGTAATTCCTGTTGTATCTCTGTAGGCGTCTTACCTTGTGTGTTGTAGCGATAGCGTTGGTTGATTGTGTCGGATAGTATCATGCGTTCATCTTCTCGTATTCGTCCGCCCACATATACATTAATCCGTCACTCACATATCTACGGTTGCACTTTCTAGCAATGTTGCGTCTGTCGATGAATAATACCTTTTGAGCTTCTACTGTACTTGCGAATTCTTCAACAATTTGGTTGTTATTATCGACAAGATATACTGGCTTAGATACGCCTTTATTTCTGCGATACACTCTATATTTCTGTAATGTAGATTGGAATAGGTTATCTGCAATAAAGTTGTTGTATCTACTATCTTTCGGATATGCGTGTAATCCATTTTTCAAGTTACCGATAAACGTTTCATATACAATATCTGCTGCACGATACTTCTTATTTTTATAAATAACTGTGGAAATACCGTTACATCCATTCGCGAATTTATATTTACCATCAGGTCTTTTCATTCTGCCTAAGTTACTCACGTATAGATCGTACTTCTCGCTATACTTCCAAATTTCATCTTTTGCTACAACTCTTTCGTTAAACTCCTGTTTCTTATTCACTCTAGGCATTGTGTCGGTAAAGAAACACTTCAGCTTATCGTTATATGTGCCACGTTCTTTTTGGTACCACAGTGTGTTTAGTGGAATACCTGTAATGTTGTGTAAATGAGATAGGTCTGTCTTAGTCACTGTGTGGCTAAATGGTTCGTACATATACACCATGATTAACCCTCCCACTTCTCAAATGCTCTATTTAGATACCAACGCGCCTTGTCTAAATCTTCTTTTCCATTCTTACGATTAGCTCGACTGATATACTTAATTGCATTACCAATCGCAAATGCTAACTCTGGCTTGTAATCTTTAGTGACTTGCTCTATGAAGTCTATAATTTCTATTTCTCCATACGTGTAATGTGACGGGTGGTTAACCTTGTCATCTAACGTCTTTTCTACTTCTTTACTAGTTGGTCTAGGCACACTGATAAAGTCATAGTTATCGTCTATTTTAATAGTGCCAATACCATCAACTTTTACTACTGCGACGTATTTTAAATAAAATACGTCTTGATATACGTTCAATACTTGCCCGTACCTTTGCTTGTTGTCTCTATCAGAAAATTTTATATATTCTCCTATACTTAAATCTCCAACACTCATGATCTAACCACCTTTCTAGGAAAGATGTCATTCTCCATAAGGTGCGTGCACCATTTACCACGAGGGTGTTTTTGAGGCACTGTGAATAAATGTGGTTTCTTACGTTTCAGCTCTTGTAATCTGCGTTGCTCCATTCTCTCTTTATAACTAGCGATGTCGTTCTCTTTAGGTTTCAAACTTTCCCACTCACTACGTCTTACTCCAATAGGTGCTTCTATTGCATCTTCAAATTTCCAACCAGAAGCTAATCTTTGTCTTAAAATGCCTGAATTTATATCTGCTTCTTTCATTTTTTCTGCTACATCAGGTGTGATACTAAAATATTTATTTTTAACTCTCATTTTTGCGATTTCCATTTAATTCAACTCCCATCCAGTTTCATCTATATCTACTCCTACAACTTCTGCTTCTGACAAAAACTTGTCTTTATCATCGTGGTATAACTTGTTATAGAATTCTTCCTCTTCATACATATCGCTTACTCTGTTGACTTCAACAGGAACTTTCACTTTCATATCAACTTTCGCTTTGATTTCTATTGTTCCTTTGTACATTCACTCCACTTCCTCTACATTCATGATTATTTTTGGCTCTTCTGCATATTGCTTAAAACTTTCAATGTGTGCAATTTGGTTATCATCTTTCCATAAGTGGTCATTAGCAGCGTCTAGCACTGTTTTAATCAAATTATCTATATCTGGTTTCGTACGTTTGTATTGGCCTATCGATATTAACTTTTGATTCTTAGTCCAACTCTTAGGTGGTGCGAAGTAAAAATATATTGATACTTTCAATCTACTGTTCAACATCTTTTTAGGTAATTGACTCTGTATATATGCTTTATGCTTTGTATAAGACGTTGGCATGTATGTTTGGATAAACTTACCTGCATTCCTAAAACGTGGACGAGGAGAGCCGATAGGTTCCTTATACGTATCGTTAAAATTAATCTCTATTTCCATAACTCACCTCAAAATAATAATTCGTTAATTGTCATCTGTTGTTGCAGTTCTTCTTTTCTGAACAACTTATGTTTACGTTTAAGTTTTTCTAGTTCATCTTTCGTTACTGTTCCTGAGAATGTGTTTCTAAAGTGTATGCCTGCATAGTTACCTAGTTTGAATGTATCTTCTCCTAACGGCGTTACACTACACATCTCCCAACCGTCAATTTGATACAACATGTATTGCTTTTTAAGTCCGTCGATAAGCCCCATCTGGTTGCCTCCATTTCGTTTCATTCATGATTAATTCCTGAACTTTTTCATATTCGTCAAATGGTGATATCGTTTTGTTTTCTAACAAACGTTTAACTGCCCAGCCTGACTCAATAAGCGTCTTAGCTATTAATGGGTCGTTTTGATAATCTTCTCGATACATAACGCCTAACAACTTTTGATATTCAACTACTTTCATGTGAAGAACCTCTGCGTTTTCTTGTAGTACTCAAACTCAACTACACCTGTTTCTCCGTCTTTATTCTTTGCGATGTTACATTCAACAATTGACTTGCCTGAGTCATCAACATCATCACGGTTGTAGTAATCATCTCGATATAACAACATAGCTAAACTTGCATCTGCTTCAATTCCACCTGCTTCTTTCATGTCAGATAGCATAGGTCTTTTGTCATTTCTTGTTTCTACACCTCTGCTCAATTGAGATAGCAACACAATAATTGCACCTGTTTCATTTGCAATAATCTTCAAATCTCGCGATATCTTTTCGATACCATTACGACGATCTAACTTACTGTCTGTCTGCATAAGTTGTAAGTAGTCAATGAAGATAACCTGTTGCACATCTTTGTTTTTCATCGCTTGTTTACGTACATCATGTGTAGTAATATTGCTTTTATCGTGTATATCTATATCAAGTTTGAGTATTCTGTCTGCTGCAGTTGTTAAACGTGTTAATTCATCCGGTTCTAAATCTTTAATTTCTTTGATACGAGTTAGTTCTATCCCAGTTTCTGCTGATAACATCCTTTTCAATACAGACACGCCAGTTGTCTCTAGACTGAAGAATGAAGTTTTATAGCCTTGAGACGCTATATTAAGCATCATATTAAGCGCAAACCCCGTTTTACCTACTGACGGTCTCGCAGCGATTACAATCAACTGTGTAGGTTCTAAACCACCTATTTTGTAATCCACCAGTTTATAACCTGTATTGATTTTTTGTTTTGGTTCTTCGCTATATAATTCTTCGACAAAGTGATCTACAATTTTTTTAGTCCCACTTTCTTCACTTGCACTAATTAAACTGACCTTTTGTAGTTTGTTAAGCATTTCATCAAAATTTTGTATATTCGGATCAGAATTGAATTCTTGTAATACGTTTTGCGTACGCTCTATTTGATAAAGATTGAGCAAATCTTGTTGATATCTTTCAAAGAATCCGTAACCTATAAATTTTGAGTTATACAAATTTGAAATGGTGTCCATATCTAGGAATGACTTATCTTTTGTGGTTTTTAAATAGATTTCGTTATGATCTACCTTACCGACTTCGAATACATATTCCATAAATGACTTCATACCATCATGTGAGAACATTTCCGGTCTCACACGTAACTTCTCAATTATGTCCGGTTTTTGAAGTAAACTAGCAACGATTGTACTTTCGATTTCATGACGTTCATTCATCGTCACTCACTCCAAACTCACTTAACTTCTTTCTGAAGTCGTCTAATATCTTTTTACGTTGTGCTACGTATTCTGGATCATTTTTCATTCTCCAACGATGTCTAGCAGTTTTTTCGTCGACAGGTTCTTCTTTTACGACTTTGACTTCTTTCCTCATTATGTTTGGAATACTAGGTGGATAAGGATTAGCATCATTGATATATTGCATTACTGTTTTTTTAGTCGGTTCATAATCCCCGTTTTGGCTCAAAATGTTAACCCATGTTTCTAATTTAGGTCTGTCAAAGTCAATGTTGTATACATGTCTAATTGTTTTAATTACTTCTAGGGCTTGTTGTTTAGTCATAGGCATTAACTTTCATCTCCTAGCTCTTTCTCCATTTGAGCAATTACATCATCTGTTACAGTTTTTTTATTTTTAGGTTTAATTTTATTTTCAGCCTCTTTTTTATTCTTAACGTTCTCTTTAGCCCAGTTGTTTAACACTTTGATTAGGTAACCTGCATGACAACCTTTGTCTTTTGTATAATCAGTAGCTACTTCAACAACTTCATCTGCATGTTGTCCAATATCATCAATGGCATATCCTATCTGTTCCATTTGGTTAGGAGTTAAATTATGAGTAAGGTTACTCATGATGTAATTAATTGAGTTTTTGAAGATATCTTTATCTACTTCTTTTTCTCTTTCTTCTTCTACTTCTTTATCTTCTTCTATATCTGTTGCGTGACTGTCACGTGAAGTCACGTGACTATCTAAAAGTTTTTGTTTTTTTCTTTGCTTTTGTTTACGCAAACGGTTTTGTTCTCTTATCTTTTCTAAACCTTCGATGTTCTGATGTTTTTCCCAATTAGATACTTTAAAGACACCATTCACTTCTTCAATCATGCTTAGCTTTTCGAATGTTTGTAACGCTAATCTTATTGAATTGATAGGTCTATTAAATTCGTTAGCTAACATTTCTTCGTTATAGGGTAGACTTTCGGATAACATAATGTATCCTTGTTCGTTATACTTTCCAGCTAATGTCAGCAACTTAACCCATAAAGTGATGATTGTATCTCGTTCTGGCAGTGCTTCTATATACTTGATTTTGCTATCATCGAACATTCCAACTTTTAATTTAATCCACGATACTTCAGCCATTTACTTCTCCTTTCAACATTCGGTTGAGTCGTTCATCTACGGACACCCAACTTTCATATAATTTGTATTTCTCATTAAAACTATCTATACCTATTTGGTGCTGCTCTTTATGATGTCTTGAACATAGCGCTAATACTTTGTTGTCTGTGTGATCTATCTTTCGTCTGTTACGTCCTCGACCTACTGTGTGATAATGCGCAAGTTCTGCTCGTGGCGTTCCGCATATTACACAGTTACGATTGACTGTTGACCAGTAAAGGAACGCTTTATCATTTTTGAGTAAGTCACTTGTCTTATAATTAAGTGGTATATTGTTGTGAAACACCCAGTCGAGAATAACTTCTATAATTTGTTTAGCTTGTTCTCTTGTGCAGTCGCTCAATGAGAGGCGTTTTTCATAGCCGTAGAGGACTTCTACGTAATCCATGAACAAATACCTCATATAGTCACGGGGTTGTCCTGTATATGCTTCTATGTCGTTACAGAGCGCAAATATCTTTCTGCGCTGCTTATCTGTAATCTTGAATGGATCTACAACTCTTACATCTGCTTCCACTTCGTAACCATTGTCTAAAAGTAAAGACGTTTTGTTATCTAGTTCTACTCCTTTGATGACTACAGTAGTTGTACCGTCATCTTCTGTAATGTAGTTTTTAATTACTACCATCTAATCAGTCCAATCAGAACGGGAGATCTTCATCAGTTATATCGATAGGGCCCGTTGCATTTGCGAATGGATTTTTACTTTTTGTCTGTGTAGTATGTTCTTGTTGTTTTTGAGGTTGGTTGTTACCTTTGCTATCTAAGAATTCAATTCTATTTGCAATCACTCGTACTACTGAACGATTGTTACCTTCTTTATCTTGGAAACGGTCTTGCTTCAAGTTGCCCTCGATTAAAACTTTGCTTCCCTTACCGCAATAGTCGTTTAATAGTTGTGCAGTTTTGCCAAACGCTACGATGTCAAAGAATGATGTGTCATCTTTTTTGAATGGATTGTCCACTGCCATAGAGAAGTTAGTTACTTGTGTTTGTCCTGCTTGTTTAAGTTCTAAATCTTTAGTGATACGTCCTGTTAAAATAGTTAAATTAGTCATTCGAATTCTCCTTATCTAATTGTTTTAGTCCTGCATCTAGTTTTTGATGTGCATTTGCTATATCTTTTTTAGTAACTTTGTTAATGTTTTGAATACCTAACCAACGCATTGTTTTGTCTAGCGTTGCGTCTCTACCTTTTTCTTGAGATGAAGTTACAAACTGGTTGATACGCTCTTCTAATTCTGTAATGTCATTGTCGTTAGCGCTTGGAACTTCTTCCCCGTTGTATATATAAAGACCTAGGCCATGTAATGCTGCAGCTTTAACGAAACAACGTTTTTGAGCTTTATTAATATCGAACGTTGTCGCGCTACCCTTTGCTAAAGATTTGTTTCTAAAATCCAATACTGGAAGCCATTCTGTTTCAGTTTGTCCTTTTACAGTTACTGACACTTGTACGAAGTAACCCTCTGGAGTAGCTAAATAAGGTACAAAATAGTTATCTAGTGGTACATCAGGGTGTACAAATTCATGTGTTTTAATACTGTAGTTGCTGTCTATCTTCTTTAATTCTTGATGAGCGTATGACCATGCTAGGTAGGTTAATCCGTTTTTCTTTTCTACATGATCGTTTACATCTTTCTGATTTAACTGATTAAATAATGTTTCTTCAGTCATACTCAACCTCCTCATATTCAGTTGTTTCAGTTACTTTCTTTTTAATTGCTCTGTGCTTAGTCATGTCGATACTCATATCTTCTAGTCCTGCAAATTCTCTTGCTCTCCGTCTATCTCTTGAATAAGAAGTATCTTCTTCGTTGTTAGGTTTATTAGTGATATACAGGTCGAAAGGAGCGTCTTTCAATTTAATTAGATAGGTCACTGTTTCTTTCAATGCCAACCACTCCTTTATGCAGCATGTCGATTGTTCTATTCATGACTTTAATTGTTTCACTTTGTGTTTCGCATGATTCTATAGCTTTTCTGAAATCTTTTCTAAGTTCAAAATATCTATCGCACATATCTTCGTAACGTTTGTTTAAATAATCGTAATCGCTTTGCAAGAAATCTAAATCTATTTGGCTTTTGATTAGTTGAGAGTATTCTTCTCTAGTCAACTTGACTGTGATTACCTCTTCCATTTCTTTCCTCCTGTGCTATAATAAGCATGTAATGTTTGTAATTCTTTCGATTTCGACTGTTACTTGTTGGCGCAAGTTTCAGTCTTTTTTGTTATCTCAAGCCACTTTTCCCAGAAGAATGTGCTAAAGATTAGCGTTAAGATCGCAATTCCTAATACTGTTGTGAAACCACCTCCTAAAAGTAATGTGATGATCATTGCGATAAACATCGTCATGTAACTTAGTAAGTACTTCATTTATCATCCTCTTCTTTCTCTTCTTTCTCTTCTTTCATTTTTAAAAGTTTTTCTATATATCCTCTTTCTAATGCGAAATCAAATAACATTTGTTGGATGTGTTCAGGCATAAAAACCATTCCTTTCGTGTATAATCACCTCTAAGGAGGTGTTGTTATGAGTAAAATTAAACCGGATGAACTACAAGAGCTTTTTAACCAACGTAATGAACGCGCTAAAGAATTGATGGACATATTTAGAAATGAAAATCCAGATAATAACCCTTTAGTAATTAGTGGTTATAAAACTCGTGCTGTTAGAGAAGCTAACGACGAAATGCTTTTTCAACTTTTAGAAAAACTAGATTTATTAGAAAACGGATGAATTTGAATTCTTTACATTTTGTTTGTTAACAATTTTAGTTATTTTTCTTTCATCAATTTCTGAAATTACATTTATCTTTGGTTTCTTAGCACTTCTAATCTCCTCCGCCAAGATGACGATTAGGAGTGCTATTTTTAGTTTCTTTAGCATTGCTAAGCCTCCTTTTCTATTACTGGTAAAATGTCATGTTCTTTCAGTAACTCGTAGATGAATAAACGGCCTTTTTGCGTCCACTTGGTATTCATTCTTACTGATGTACTCCCATCTTTATGCTCGATTTCTGTAGTTGATGAATGTGTGTAACCTTTAGCGTGTAGGTTAGAATATAATAACCACTGTCCAGATTGTTTATATTGAACTTTCAGTTCATGCAGTAACTTGTTTAACGCTTGAGCCGACATTCCGTAATCTTTAGCAATCTGACCCACTGTAACTAAACTTTTATTGTTTAAAATTGTGTCTAGATAAGATGCTTTAGGTTCGTATTCGGCAATCTTTTGTTTTTGCATACTGTTTTCTAGTTGTAACTGTTGTTTCTCTTTTTGTTCCTCTATCCAAAGTTCAGCACGTTTGACTGGATTCTCAATCATGTAACTTGCGATTGGATGAGAAATTTGGCGTTCCATTTCGTTAAATTTATTGATATACGCCATCTTGAAATCGTTATGACCTTGAATATTGAACATGTATAAAGTGAAACCGTCTTTAGTTAGTAAGTATTCTTTTTGTTTTCGACCTCTTGAATCTTTATATTCACTAGGGATAATTAATGCGTCCACATTTGGACTCATTAAAAGTTTTTCTAAATCTCTTTTTACATGTTGATGTTGTTTTTCTAATTCGCTCGCTACTACTCGACTAGAAACTACTGCCCCTAATTCCGAGTTGTTTTCAATTTGTATTTTTTGTAATGCTTGCATATTGTTTATGCTCCTTTCTGCTATACTCCTTTTAAGGAGGTGATTTATATGTCTGATAAAGAAATTGCTTTAGAGTTAACTAAAAGTTACTTGAATCATTTGAATGCACGAGTGAATAGTAATAACGCTAACCATTCACACACAAACGTTGAAAACATCAATAAAATGTATCAGTATTTTTATAACTTAGTTTCTAATCTAGATAACTCTGGTAAATAGTTTTGATTTTGGAGATATAAGAGGTCAATTGTCGTTAGCAATTCCTCTTTGCTCCATTTTTCTTTTTCTGCTAGTTCGATGATTTTTACTGCTATTTCATGAATCTTTTTTAAATCTTTCATTTAAATTCCTCCTTAATTTGTTTGTCGTTCTTTTGTTGACGTTTTGGAAACTACATGTGTAAAAAAAATACCGCACTTATCTTGTGGTAATTCTAATACTTCGATAACCTTTGCTAAATCGTCAACGTTAATTCTAATATGTCCGTTTTCTTTTTTTGAATAAGTTCCTGGAGTCATTTCTAATTTTTCTGCCATCTCCGAAAGAGAAATGCCTTTAGCAATGCGTTCAGCCTTCATTCTTTTAACGTTGAACTCATACATTTTGTCACCTCCTTTTTTGAAGTTAATTCAATCTTAAACTCTAGTTTCCTAATTGTCAACAATAATCCTGAAAAATATTTTTTACTTTCTTAAAATACTAGTTGTTTCCTATATGGAAAAGTGATAATATACTGTTATAGACAAAACGGAGGTAAATTTAAAAATGAGAACTTCAGCAGAAATAGGTAAATTAATAAAACAACTACGTAAAGAGAACAATATAAATTTAACTGATTTTGCAACTAAAATAGGTGTTAATAAATCTACATTATCAAGATATGAAAATGGTAGTAGAAAAATACCTATGGAAGATATAGCTGAAATCGCAAATGCATTGAATGTTACCCCAGAAAGTTTATTACTAAAAAATAAACAACCAGAAACTGAAATACAACATCGTGCAGCTCATCTTGAAGCTGAATTAACAGATGATGAATGGCAACGTGTTCTAGATTATGCAGATTATATAAGAAGTAAACGCAAATAAAGGGTGTTTTTATGGGGTTATATGAAAAAATGTTAATAGAACATGATTATATAGAAGTCAGAGAGACAGATGTTATGCCTAATGACTTACATGGTCTATGGTTAGGTGATTTAATTTTAATTAAGCGAAACTTATCAGAAATACGAAAAGCCGAAGTATTATACGAAGAACTAGCACACCATAAACTTACATATGGAAACATCTTAGATCAATCTAAATTCAACAACCGCAAATTTGAAAACTACGCAAGGCGTTACGGATATGAAACCGCTCTACCTTTGCGCATTATTGTGGAAGCGCATAACTATGGTGTTAGTAACTTATATGAATTAGCTGAATATGTTCAATTAAGCGAAGAATATATATCAGAAATATTGAAACATTACAAAAACAAATATGGCATTGGAACTAACTACGGAGAATACTTAATTACATTTGATCCGTTAAGAGTTTTTAAATATAAAGAAATATAAAAAAAAGGAGAAATGTAGAATGAAAGAACCGCCGCATAATAGACTTACATTTAAAGAGAGTATGACAGAAGGCAAATATCTGACGACAATAACTAAAGAAGATAAAATTCGTTATAAAAAATTATCTGTTGAAGAAAAAAGAAAAGTATTAAATGATTTCAACGCTTCTACACCGCAAAAGGACGACAAAGTTAGCTTATTCGATTATATGAAACGCACTATGTTAAAACATGGTTTAGACGAAGTGACTTCTATTACAGAAAATGCTGTTTTAAAAAACGAACCAGGCAAACATATCGACAGTTTTATGACGAGATTGAGTAGTTTTTCAACAACAAAAGATGGAACAACTGTTTTCACATATGAGTTAATCAATCAAAACTTTGTTGTTATAAAAATATTAGATGAACAACTGAAACAAAATAAAAAAATAATAGAACAAAATAATGAAATCATCAGTTTACTCAAACAAATAGCTAACAGAGGAGAAATGTAGAATGAAAAAGGTTCTTTTTTTAATTTTTGCTAGTTTATTAGTATTAGGTGCATGTGGACAAGATGAGGACAAAAACAAAGAAGATGATGCTAAAAAGGTTGAAGTTAAAAAGACGAAAGAAAACAAAAAAGATAAACAAAGTCAATCTAAAGAACAAAAACAAGAAAAACCTTATAACAATGATGATGAACCAATTTTAAATGATAACAGAAATGCAAACGACAACAATTCAAATCAACGGAACAATAAACAAAATCAAAATGTAGATAAAATTGATAACAATGCGTACAACCAACAGCAAAACGGTCAAGTAAATCAAAAAGAAAATACAGAAAATGGACTTGACCCAAACTTCGTACGACATAATGACAACATGGTAAAAGAATGGCAAAATCAAATGCGAGAACACAACGAAAACTTTAATCCTGAATCTGGTGGAGATTTGTATAACGTCGAAACCGGTAACTACGTTGATGATGAATAAAATTATGGGGTAGTCCACCTACCCTTATTATTTTTTTACTTTTTTAAGGGGTGATGAATTATGAACGTAGCTATTTACGTTCGTGTCAGGTCAGTACATTAGAACAAAAAGAGCACGGTTATTCTATTGAAGAACAAGAAAGGAAGCTTAAATCATTTTGTAAGATAAATGACTGGAGTGTATCAGACGTATTTATCGACGCTGGTTTCTCTGGTGCTAAGCGTGACAGACCAGAATTACAACGTATGATGAATGATATTAAACGGTTTGATTTAGTTTTAGTGTATAAGTTAGACAGGCTTACACGTAATGTGCGTGATCTACTTGATTTATTAGAGGTATTCGAACAGAATAACGTAGCATTCAGAAGTGCTACTGAAGTTTATGATACATCTACAGCTATGGGTAGACTGTTTGTTACGTTAGTTGGTGCTATGGCAGAGTGGGAAAGAGAAACCATTAGAGAGCGTGTTATGATGGGTAAACGCGCAGCGATTAAACAAGGTATGATACTCACACCACCACCCTTTTATTATGATCGTGTAGATAACACTTACATTCCTAATGATTATAAAAAAGTAGTTTTATGGGCATATGACGAAGTGATGAAAGGTAATAGTTCAAAAGCTATAGCTAGAAAATTAAACGATTCAGATATACCACCTCCTAATGGCAAAAGGTGGGAAGATAGAACAATAACGAGAGCGCTAAGAAACCCTATAACAAGAGGTCATTATACTTGGGGAGATGTATTTATAGAAAACTCTCACGAGCCTATTATTACCGAAGAAATGTATCAACAAATAAAAGAAAGGCTAGAAGAACGAATCAATACTAAAATAGTCAGTCACGTATCAGTGTTCAGAGGTAAATTTATTTGCCCGAGATGTGGTGGCACATTAACAATGAACACAGCAACAAGAAAGAGAAAGAAAGGGTATGTTACTTATAAAACATATTATTGCAACACATGTAAGACTAAAAAACAAAGTTTCGGTTTTTCAGAGAATGAAGCATTGAGAGTGTTTCGTGATTACCTATCTAAACTAGACTTAGATAAATATGAAGTAAAGACAAAACAAAAAGACGATGTCGTTACTATTGATATAGACAAGATCATGGAACAACGTAAAAGGTATCATAAATTATATGCTAAAGGGTTAATGCAAGAAGAAGAATTATTTGAATTGATTAAAGAAACAGACGAAACAATAGCAGAATATGAAAAGCAAAAAGAATTAGTACCCAGAAAATCACTAGATATAGATAAGATAAAAAAATTTAAAAATGCATTATTGGAATCATGGAAAATATTCTCGTTGGAAGATAAAGCAGATTTTATTAAAATGGCTATTAAATCTATTGACATAGATTATGTAAAACTTAAAAACAGGCATTCTATCAAAATAAATGATATAGAATTTTATTAACTTATGTACGGAAGTATAGACACTCGATTAATATTTAATGTGTATACTTCCGTAAAAATAACCACGCTCATAAAGAACGTGGTAGCAAAATTTATAAAGGAGTAAAAAAAAGATTAAATTGTATGTAATTTAATTGTAGCACAGACCGTGTAACCAATGTAGTGTTAAACTATGTTTTTTAATATCAATCTAACATCTACATATTATAGACATAATTATAATTTATAAGAGGGTAGCCATAGCGACTACCCTTGTATAATGACGTGGTAATTCAATTATATCATTTCCAGTGTATTTAATATACTTATAACCCGATATGAATTAGCGTGCAATATATCCCAGACGTTTCAATAGCCCCTCTATTTTCCATTTGGTTAATCCAACATTTCGACTGATATATGTAAGGTTTCTACCATTCTTGTATAGTTTAATTATTTCATCCACATCTTTTATTTGCTCTAATTCTTTTATTCTTTTTATTATATTTTCTTTGTCATATAATTTTAGTACATGTTTCAATTCAGTTTTATTAATGTTATTCATTATAAAGTTGTAATCAGATAAACTGCAATCCACTTCAACATATTTTATGTTTTTCTTTTTGCAATAACTCATTTTTACAACATCAGATTCCTTAGATTTTCTATACCAAATTTCGTTTTCTTTATAATGTTGCTTTCCATGGGTTTCTATAACTAAATTATATTCTGGTAAGTAAAAATCAAATCTTTTGGGTTTAAGATCTTGGAATATTTTTTGATATTCAAAAACTACACTATTTTCATTTAATAAAGCAATCATTAATTTTTCTGGATATGATATGTTAGTAGAACATACGTGGCAAAAGAAACCTTGTTGGACCAAGTTATTAACAGGCGTTGTTTTTTCAGTTTTACAATTAGGGCAAACGCAATTTATTTCTCTCCTTGAGAACTTTGTATATTTTTTTGCATCATTAACATCTTTTAAAAAAGGTAAAACATTTTTTTCGTTGTATAACCAATTTCCTTCATAAACATATTTACCGCTAATGTATGGACTTGGCGCACCGACATCTATTCTTGATTCTCTTCTATAAAATGTCAAGTTTGTATTTAGACACAACATTTTATATTCTCTTTCTTTACTTCTTGGATTAAGTCTTTTACCAATTACTTTACAACCATTTATAATAAATCCTAAATTATGTTTATAACCATCAGTCACAATTTTCTTTATTTCGCAATTTTTGAAGTTAGATGAACGTATTTCATATGTTTCGTTTTTTACTTCCACTTTTAAATATCTTTCATCATTTTTCCTGTAAGAGTCTAATATTTTTATATCTCCACTGATACCTTCAAAAAAATAATTCACATTATAACCTATGGAATTTTTCCAAATAATTTGTTCGCCTCTTTTTGTTTTCTTCCTTGGTAGCCCACTTAAATTTATCCAATTTTTACCTTTGTGAAATGTAAAATTATTATTTATTATTTTCATATTAATCACCTTGTGGTAAGTATACCACTTTTTATGTAAAAAAGCGGGTTCCCCCGCTTAATACAGTCACTGCCACTTTATCTTTCCATATAATTTCTTTTCTTTTTTTATTCGTTCTTGTTTGTCGGTGATTTCACCTAAAGCACAATAAAAATAACCAGAACTAGGATTGGTTGGATATTTGAATTTACCCCACCATAATTTTTTCTTAGTGTCTTTGTATAATTGAACAATATCTACCCAATCGTCTTTTCCGTACAACCAAGAACCTTTTTCTACAATTTCGCCGTTGGGTTTTTTTCTAACTTTAATTGTTGTGTTCGGATAAAATCTACCTTTCCAATCCCATGTTTTTTTTACACTTTTAACTTTACCTGCACTTGTACCTCCAATTGGCTTGCCGTTAATAGCGCTTGCTATTGACTTTGTGAAAGGTTTTATATTTTCATTAATATACTTCATATCTTTATATGAAGTAATGAACCCCAATTCAACAAGTCTATAGTCTATACCAATATCATTAGCAACATTACAGTTTAATAAGTCGTTACGTTGAGTTATCCCTCTTATAGTACCAACACTTTGTTTTAGTGCTGCTTGGATGTTTTTATCCGTTATATTAGCAGGATAACCGGCTGGAATGATTGTATGTCCACCTGTAGCTTTAGGACCTGCACTATCTAAATGAAATTCAATAACAGTATCATATCCTTGAGATTTTACCCAATATAAGCCATAATCTCTGTGATTACCGACTCTTACTCCATAGGCTGTATCCTGATACATATCTTGCTTTTTTCCATATATACCAACAGTATGTCCTGCATCTTTCAAATATTTTGATACATTATCAACAATGTTTTTTCTTATAAAATCACGTTCGTTATAACCATTACCAATAGCACCAGGATCATTATACCCATGACCAGCAACGATCATCACTTTTCTTTTTTTAACTTTTTTTACAGGTTTAGGTTTAGTTGTTTTTGCTTTAATTTTACTTACTTTTGTTTCTTTAGAATACAGAGGTTCTACAAAATACATATCAGGGTGATATTCGTGGTATATTGTTTGAGCAACCTCTGGCGGATTATTTCTTGCCCCGCCATACCAATTTTGATCCAAACTATAGAAATAATTTTGAGTAGCACTTTCTATAATAGCAACATGACCACATCCGTTACCATATTCGTAAGGAAAAACAACTAAAGTACCTTTTTTAGGAATATAAGAGTTATAATTTTTTACAACATTCGCGTATCCGTTAAAATCATTAACAAAAGGTATATCTTTAGCGTACATACCACTTAAAGTATGACCTGTTACGTAGTACCAATATTGATTGGCTAAATCAAAACATTGTGCGCCATAAACACCGTCGAAATCCCACCAATAACCTTTTAACCTGTCTAAATAAGCATGCGCTTGACTTCTAGTTTTATTTGTCATTAATCATTACCTCCAATTGGTGCTTTACCATTTGTGTTTTCTGTACCTGCTTTAACTTCATGCAATTTTTGTTGTCCTTTTTGTGCTGCGTGAGAGAAATTATTGTTTTTCCACCAAGTCCACAAAGAAATTGCACCAGTAATAATAGAACTGATAGTCACTTCGTCTACCGGAATAGGTGAAATATGTTTCGTAGCTAAAAATTGGTTAACCCAAGCTAAAATAAATACGATTGTTCTTACAATTGAACCTACATCTGTTTTCATACTCATATCTCCTTTTAGATAAATTAAAAAGCCAACGCAAAACGTCGGCTGTCAATTATTCTATACATTCACTTTTTCTGGATCATATTCAATACCTGTTAACTCTAAATATTCTTCCGGTGTTACAAACCCTCTTTTTACAAATAAAGCAAATTGTTCGTTAGTGTAGTAACCCATTTTATAATATTTAACTCCGATATCATGCATTTGTTGTGCCTCCTAAAATTTGAATAGTTAAATCTGATATATCTTTTCTAACATCCATTAATTCTTCTTGAGTTTTTAACAACTCTAAAGATAGGTCAGCTATAATATCTTCTTTTTCATTGTTTTTATTTGTCGTATCTTCATTTTCGCTTTTCGGTTGTGAGTCTTCCCAATTTTCTTTAGTATTGCCAATCCATTGTTTACCATCAAAATGACAAGGAGTATATATTCCTTCTGGAGGTTCTATATCAGTCCATTGTCCTTTAGGATATTCCATTTCTCCATTGTGATTTTCAATAACTAAATATGGTGTGCCATCATAAAAATAAATTTGCTTTGTCTTCATATTCCCGCCTCCTATAAAACGACTATTCCTTCGATGTAATAAGCGCCATAAGGCATTGCTTCACTTTTAGGGTCAAATGTTATTTCTAAATCTCCACTTTGAGTTATAGTCACGTTGTAGATGATTAATTGAGATGAATTAACGCCCGCTTTTGTATATTGTTTATAATCTTTCACCTTATCCGAGATGTTTTTCGGGAGTTTCGCAAAAATCATTTCTTTACTGTTAATGGAACTTACTGCACCTTTTATAAATAGCATTTCTGTATCATTAATAGAGATTAATTTATACATTGGCTTGTTAAGTGTCCCAGCTTGTGTAATTCCGTTCACAAGAGGAAGTGTTTGCCAGCCTGTGTCAGTACCTTTAGCCTTTAACTGGTCTAATTGTTCTTGTGTGAAATCGTTATACGTGAATGGTTTACCGTCTTTTCCAGGAACACCTTGTATACCCTGTTCTCCTTTGAATGTATCAGCATTTTCTTCCATATATACTTTCAAATCGTTCTCTAACTTATCTTTGAAATCATCATCTAATAATCCTATAGCATTCTCTTTCATAACGTTTCTAACTAAATCTTGTAATGAATCTACATGTATTTCTTTTCCAATCGGTCCAGTCATTCCACTATCTGTGATAGTGAAATAAAAGTTAGCGACGTGAACACTATCCTTTTCATTAGCTAAGAATAATTTCGCGTCTACTTTCCCTGCGTGTTTAATGACATTGTCAGACACCTTATATTGAATGACGCCGTATTCAGGTAAAATGATCTCTAACGGTTCATTAGTGAATATAGAACCGTCTGAACTAAACAAATCTAAACGAGGAGTCATATCAGTTTTGTTAAAATCTAACACTTCGTTGTTATCTCTGATAGTGATTCTTATATAAGCTGATCCGTCATCTTCTGTATAAAAATTAGCGCCAATAAAACCGTTCTCAGCTGTACTAACATTTATATTAGTAGCAACATCTGTAAGTTTTTGTAACATATACACACCTCTTTCAATTATTAAAGGCTACCCACCGTCAGTGAGTAGCCTTTTATCTATATTTATCTCTGATATAATACATACCTTTTAATCCTACTTTTTTGTATAAACTGTTTATTGTTGTTGCTTGGAAATTACACCACTCAATCGCAGTAGCATATTGCATACGACCGGGGTTTTTAGGGTTCCAACGCATTCGGTACAAAGTGTTCTTACCTTGATTAAAGAATTGTTTTCTAACGAACTTAGCCCCACCTATAATACCATTACGTGGACTCGTCCAACCTTGTCTTCTAGCGTAAGCTATGGAAGCATTAGGGTTATTGTCATATGCTGCAATACCAAAGTAATTGTAAATACCATAACGTCCACTGGCAAAGTTACTACGGCCATATCCACTTTCTAAGAATGCGTGAGCAATTAAGTATATTTCATTTACGTTGTATTTCTTACAACCGTCTGCGAAAGCTTTACCTTGACCGGATAAAGTACCTTTACCTTTAAGTATCTTATTCAACTTACTTACTGGTATACCTTGATACTTACCTAAATCCAACATTTGATACCTTTGTACTGAACTATTCCATATAGTGTTAGGGTTCATATACTTACTTGTTTGTGACCTAGAAGCATTGCCCCAACCCCAACTGTAAGATTTTTGAGGCATACCATGTGCCATTTGCGCGTTCAGTGCTTGTTGGAAAGTATATTTACTTTTCTCTACAACTACACGAGGTTTATTCGAAGTTCTGTTTGTTGTTTTGCTTTTTTTGTCTGTCGGTTTGTCGTTCTGTTCAGGGTTATCGACCGAAGTTTTAGGTTTAATCTTTATGGTTGTCTTTGTAGTTGTTGTGGTAATCGTTTCTGTGAGTAATTTATCTCTTTTTAAATATAAACCTATTATTTTCTTTTCTACTTCTTTATATTTACTTTCATCAGGAATACCGTTTTTGATTAAGTCGTAATTGATTAAGTCTTTCATAGAACGCCATATGTTAGGATCTGCTTTGATTGACGATTCAGAAAGTTTTACCTTACTCCAACTTAGTAACCAAACGCCGTAGATTAACGCTCTGATTTGATTGAGCATGAATTGGCGTTTACTATCCGTTTGTCCTCCGCAAACTTCCATAACAAGCCAACCTGGATGTTCTGGTGCTTCTTCTGAATCAGGTCTAGGTGTCCATACACGCTCACGGTCAATATATACATGAGGGTATTCATCTTCATTCACATATTTATTACGTTGTAAATACAATTCTTCAACAGAACGCATATGTGTACTCTCTTTGATATATATACCTTTTACCTTCCCTATCAACTTTTGCCCTTCAACCATGTAATGATAAATATATTCCAAATCATCGTCTAAATCGTATGCGAATGATGTATAGGAAACTTTGGTAATCTCTTTAGTTATAGGTTTTGTTTGTTCTTTTGTGTTTTTAGGAGTGTTGTCATTAGAAGGTTTGGACGGTGTACTACTTGGTTTCGATGGTTTCTTAGTTTCTGCGTGGTAGGGAGGTCTGACGAACCCACTTATACCGTTATAACTATGTTTAATTTTCGCACCAGGTGAGCCTGTATAACTATTTGCACCAATCCAATTTTGATCCACACTAGTAAAGTAACTTTTGGTAGATGGACCTATGACAACAGCAGTATGCCCAACACCGTTATTAAAGGAGCCCTTTCCCCAAACTGCCATGTCACCAGGTTTCGGAACAAAGTTTCTAGTGTTCCTATAGAATTTGAAGCCTTTAGGATATCTATACCATGCCATAGCAATCGCATTTCCTGTTGTTTTAAAATGCCAATATCTATTGAAAATGTAGTTTGGTAAATCCCAACACTGGGCGCCATAATAACCGTCTACATCAACTCTTCTGCCAATCATCCTTTTTGCCCATGCTGCAACTTCCGAAGCAGTAGGTTTTCTTCTTTTAGGACTAGGTAATCCCATATATCCACCTCATTTCCGGCATAATAAAAAGCCGACTAAAAAGCCGGCTTTGTTTCTCAATTATTTACATTTACCAAACCAGAAACATTCCCAAAAACTTGCACCTAAAAATAATCCGAACATGGTAACTCACCTCCTTTAAACACCGAAAAACATTCTTAATACTGCTACGATTAAAGAACCAGCTATAGTGCCAACCAATCCTAAAACCCACATTTTAATGTCTTTGATGTTTTTTTGATTTTCTTTTTTGTTTTGAGATTCTAATTCTCTCTCTCTGTTGATAGAGTCCAAAGTGAAATTCATTTTTTGATTAATCAAATTTTGATTGTGTTGTCCGTCTTTTATCTGTTCCAAAGAGTTGAAGATTTTTTCGTCGTTATCTTCCAATCTTTTTATACGTCTTTCGTAATCCCCTCTTTGGCTACTTTCTGTCATATAAACACCTACTTCACTTAAAATAAAAACCACAAGCTATTTAACTTGTGGTTCGTAATCTTTACCTGTAGTTTCTTTAAATTGTTCCGGAGTAATCCAACCAACTCTAACAAACTTTTTGAAAGTTTCGTCAGTGTATAATTTTTTCTTATATAAATCGATTACTACTTTATCCATATTACGCTTCCCCCAATTTTTGATTTGCTTGTTCTTCAGTTATTAGTGCGATGTTCTGCTTCAAACTCATAACTTCTTCTTGTAAATCGACAACTAAGCTAGTTAATTTAGCTATAGCAATATCTTTGTCATCAACAGGAATTTCTACTTCAGGCAACATCTTTTCTAGCTCATCTTGGGTTTGTCCAACCCATTGTTTACCGTCATAATAGCAAGGTAAGATAATACCTTGAGGAGGTTGGTTCTCTGTCCATTTTTCATCAGGATAAACATATTCATCTTCTTCGTTTTTGTGAACAATAATTGCTTGTCCATTTTTCCATAAATAAACTACTTTCATTTCATCACTCCGTCCATTCATATTGACCGTAAATATAATCTGTATCAGTCCACGCTGATGGATCTACAGTAGCGTCAAAATTCACTGTTCCTGATGTGTTCAACGAAATACGTCCGCTGTTTTTGTTTCTAGGTGCACTTATTGAGAAAAACATTAAGTTTTTGACGAATTCTTTAGGTAAAAGTGCAATAGTCTGTCCATGTTTGATAGTTGTAGCATTAATGCGTAACATTTTCTTAGTAACTCCATTCTGTGTGATTGTTCTGTACGCACTAGTAAATCCACCTTTGGAAACTAAGTCGTTATGAGGCGACGCACTGTTCACTAGTTGTAAATCAATCCAACCAGTATCTACAACATCTGAACCAACACGTTCCCATTTGCTCCAACTCTTATAAAATCTTTTTTGGTAGATTACAGTTGAATTGTAAGGTTGGTATTGTATTAGAACAGCATCTCCATTTCTTTTGTACTTTGTTAACCACCCATTATTATTTGTTCCAGCTGGATTGTTCAAAGTAAGAACAACATATCTAGTTCCTATCGGTAAAGACATTAATTGTTCGTTATTGTCGAAATCTATTTGTAGGTTGGCATCATAAAAATTAGTACCATCATCATTTGTTAATTTAAATTTTTGCCAATCCTTTTCTGTAAACTTACTTTCTACATATTCAGGAGTAGTAAAGCCATCTCTTTCAAGGGTTTCATTAAATATTTGTAGCTTTTCATCAATTGTTGTGTTAGCTTGATTAACATTTGAATTAAAAGCGTCCACATTGCTATCATAAGTTTTTTGGAATGTATCTGAAGCTAAATCATAATCCGTTTTGATAGCGTCACGTTTAGCATCAATTTGTCTTAAAGCTTCTTCTCTCTCTAGGTCAATGCTTTGGTTAGACGATATTAACGCGTCTGTAATTGAAACAATAGCGTCTGCTTGAGCCTTGTTTATTTTAATGAGGTATTCTTCAGCTGTTTGCTTAATAGATTCAATCAACGTTTGTGTATCGCCTATATCTTGCTTAAGTTGTTGCACTTTCTTTTCTAATTCCGAACGCAATTCATCAAACATTCGAATATAAGATACTTTGATATCACTTTCGATTTGATTGATAAGACTGTCGCGTACCGTGAATTTAAAAGTGCCTAACACAACAGTGTCGTCTTTTCCTACGTTGTTTACATCGTTGAGTGATAAGTAAATTTCACCCAACACTTCAGAATCGACAACGTTTTTCAGAAACCATTGAGGTACCGTAACACCTATTAATCCTTTCATTGGATCAATGAATTCTACGTCTAATACACCTGATGTACTAGGTCGTTTTTCTTCTGTTCCGTTCGCAGCTTTAAAGAAAGCATAACCTTTAACATTCTTATCGCTGATTAACAAAGGTTTGTTGTCTTTTTGTACTACAAATTGAAATTTAGCAGTGTTTTTATCGAGATTATAAAAACCGATACCTCTATTAGATATCGGTTGTAAATATGGTTCTTCGTTTAAATCAAGTTTACCTACTTTTTCTAATTCCATTATTTAGCACCCCACAATACTAATGCTATTGCACATCCACGTTCTTCAGTGTATTCAGAAGTTATTTTCATGACACGACCTTTACCATTCACATTATCTTTATATCCTACACCTGCTCTACCGTTGATATAGTCGCCTGGTATAACGTCTTTTTCAATGTTCGTGTAGATTTGACCTAATAATCCGACTACATTCCATTCAGGTCGTTCTGAACGTGATTGATAATCGATTTTGTCGTTATATTCAGGGTTTTCTACTGGTATGTCACGCCATTCGAAAGAAACATTTCCTTCATCGTCTACAAATTCAACTTGTTTTCTGTTTGTAATCGTTACTCCATACTCATTTTTTAAAAATCTATCTTTATGGTGGAATGTTTTTTCATTTGCTACCAATGCAGCAGTTCCAGATATAACGCCAATTGGTGTGTCATTAGGTTGCGCTTTTCTTATCTTATCGCCGTCTAATGTAACGATAGTTCCTAAATCGATTGCTAATCCATTTTGTGACTCAAATAACTCTGCGATATCGGCACTATCTTGTTTAAGTTGACCGGCTAAAGTTAAGTTTCCTGAATAAGTGCTTAAATCAAATTTAATGTTAGATGTAGAAGCATTACCACTAGAACCATATCCAGCGACAACATGATAGTTACCAGGTGACTTAACACGATTACTATTAAGAATTAATTGTGTGTGTCCTGACTTGTCTGTTTCTGAATTTAACGAGTTGATAATACCACTACGTGATCCATAAGATTTGGAGTTAGCACCAGAACCTAATACAAAGCTACGATTACTGTATGCTTTCGAACCACCTGTTGACGCAATAACTGCACTAGCATTAGCTACGCCTGCACTTCCTGTAGACGCTATACTAGCACCACCTTTTCCAACTGTAGGAGGTGTGTCGTATTTTTCGCCGGCTATCCATGCAGGTGTTGAATAATTGTTTGCTGTGATACCACTAATCATAGCGTGGTTATTTGTCAAACGTAATCCTATACCTGAACCATTGCCGTGTAAGTTACAATTAGTTATTTTAGTATCGTATATTTTACTTCCAACACCGATACCGATATTGTTAGATGAATTCCAAATATTGATATTGTTTAAAATAACTCTTGAAGGTCTATTATCTCCGCCAAATAATCTAATATCTACTTCTGCATTTTTAAAGTTACGCACATTAATATTATTAAGCGAGATGTTTTCGGACATGAATTGGATGGCTATTGCTGGTTGTTTTTTATCTAGTTTTCCACCTTCTAATTTTCCGAAATCATCATCACCAATTGCAGTGAAATTATTGACTGATACATTTTTATAAGCACTGATTAATAATGCTCTAGGTGTTGAGCCTGGATACACACCATTGTATTTAGGGTTTAAAGCTAAGCAATTATTTAGCACCACGTCATAAGCAGTCAAACTTTTATTGTCCGTTTTAGCTCTATGATGACCGATGTGTCGAATGTTGTAAGCTCTTGTATCTTCGATTGATACGTGACCGTTAACGAATACGCCACTTGCAGCACTTGTGTTACTGTGTGCTTTGATTTCTAAACCACCGAAGTTACCTTTGGTTCTGTTGTTTGATAAGAACACATATTGTGAGCCATCGTCAATTTCTACACCGTTGTTATTACTTCCACCTGTTGGTGTATGTGCATAACAATTAGAAATTGTAATGTAACGAGAGTGATGGGTAGTGATACCATCATCTCCGCAACCATATACCTCACAATTATCAATATGAATATGCTTACTTTCTAATGCGTAAGGCACTCTGTTTCCATCGCCTTCGTAGTAATAATTGTCATTTGCATATGTTACATCGATACAGTGTAGTAAAGCGTCATATGATTTAACGTTATAGATATATCCATTAGTTACACCCGCAAATCTAATGTTAGATGAACGAGAACCACCGGTAGCTTTAAGTGTTTTATTTTGTCTAAACTTATTCCCGTTGAACGAAAAACTTTCTAAAGAAATGTTTTCAGCTCCGCCACTCATTTTTAAGTTAGTGATACCTATGTTCTCTGCTGGTGTTTTATCCATTAGCTTAATAGTAGTAATGTCTTTACCTTGTCCTACCAAACGAGAGTTGTTAGGCATTTTAATACCTGTTGTAAGGTAAGTACCGCCACTCATAGTTACCTGTACATTGCCGTTACCTAATGCGTCTTGAAATGCCTTTGTACTGTCTTTTTGTCCTGTTGGATCTCCTCCGAAATCATCAACATTAACAATACGTTGTATTTTCTTGGTTAAGTCGGCTCTTAGTTCTTCTCTAGCGTTACTTTCTCTTAAAAAGTCGTGATATAGACGTTGGTGTAAAGAATCGAAACTTTGAGCGTCCATTGATGTGTGACTTGCTCTTAATTCTTGTATTCCATCTCCATTATGTCCTAACACAAGATGTTCAATAAGTTCATCTTGATAATTTTCATGATTAGATAATACAACATCTTTACCTTTTGTAGTTTTGTGTTTGATTTGATCAGTTGTATGCGCATTTTTTTGAGTGGTTAAATGCTCGTTAAAGCTATCATCACTTTTATTAGTCCAGTATTTTATTTGTTCGAAGTTATTCTCAAGTTGACTTACAAACTTTTGACTAAAGTACGAGTGAAGTTTCGTAATTAAGTTATCTAATTTCAAATTTTTTGACCTCCTTAGCCATAAAAACCATAAAAGTTTTTAATCAATTCATACATAATGACCTCGTGCCCTTTTTCATTAGGGTGTACCCCGTCAGGCATACTCGATTTTCTGTACGAAGGTATATTGGGTTTGAATTGTGTTGAATGATAAGCGTCATACACAGGTATATCCAGTTCGTTACAAGCGTCTATTTGAACATCTACATAATCAGCTAAAGTATGACCTAAATCGTTCTTAGTAGTGTCTTTTCTTACGGTTTTGCCGTCTTTTATATAACATTGTTTAGTAGGTGTCATAACAATTATTTTAGAGTTAGGGTTATTACTCTTGATTTTAGTGATAGCACTATAAAAGGCACCGTAAAACGTTTTAGTATCCGTTTTATCAGTGCCTATCTTAATATCGTTTGTCCAGTCGTCATCTGTACCTTGAACAATGATTAAATCACCTTTAATTTTAGTCGCTTGTTCATATATGCTATTCTCTTTGTTTGTGCTCATTGTCGCACCACTAACAGCTAAGTTAGTTGACTTAGCCTTAATCTTCTTAGCTAACATTTGCGTAAAGTTGGTTTTAGCACCTGAACCTTTAGCTACAGAATCTCCAATAGTACCTATTGTTTTAACTTTCCTAATCTTAGATTTAGGTGTAAAGTCGTGAACAATAGTACCGTTTGCAGTTGTAACACTCTTAGCATGCGCGCTTTCTAATCTTCTTTTTATTTCATCGGTTTTCTTCTGTAAATCTTGTGCAGTCTTAGTATTTGCGTTGTTTTGAGCTTGAATCATCCTTAAGTCTTTAGCTGGATCAGATTTGTTAGACTTAATAGCTTTAACATAATTTGCAGCAGTATTTACTGCTTTCATATATCTATCTTGTAATCTGAATTCCCCAAGTACTACGTCTTGTTTTATAATCTTGTTGTTAATATCTCGTTGTGTAGTGATTTCGATAATTCTAACAAACTCATTTAAACCTATTAAATCATCAATTACATTCACAATATCCCCAACTCTAGGCACTGCTTCTTTAAAATGTTTTTGCAAAGAAATGAAATCTAGTGTTACAGACGTTTTTAAACTTTCTTGTATAACTAACTCCATAGCTTTTTTCAGTGTATCCCCTTTAGTTATGCGTCCATCTATAACAGGTGGTGCATGGCGTTTGCCTATTAAGTCAGCTAAGGGGTGTGTATACTCATATTGCAAGCTAGCTTCGTTGAAAGTTTGTTGCTCATCAAAACCACCATACCCTCTAATGTATGTGTAACATTTAGAAGCATCTTCTTGAACTTTTACATTATTAGCATTGACACCTGCTTTAATGTAATAGTTAGCTTTTCTTTGAACAATATCATATAAATGAAACGTCTTTGTTTTGGCGTTATATTCATATTCTAAGTTATATCTTTCCAAACCTTTTTTGAATAATTCTAAATTAGTGTCGTGGTTACCTAGATTTTCAAACCTAGAAGATGAAACCTTAGCGTGTAATTCGTACTTATATCCAGTATCTTTAAAAACTAAATCAAAGTAGCTTTTTCCTGTAAAACTACCATTATATACTTCGTACACCCTTAAATTGTTTAGGTCGTCTAATTCAACAGGACGCGCTTTGATTGTTAACTTTTCCTTTTGACCTACAGTTGTTTTGTCTAACATAACGATACGGTATTCGTTTAGGTCATCAGCACCACCAACACCTGTAATCGTCCACATTTTAGTAATAGCCCCTATAGCGTCAAATGTAGCTTTGTTTTCTACCATTTCTATTTCTAAGGAGCCATCTTCATTTAATTTCTCGTTTAATTTTGTTTCTACAGGTAGGGATTGCCCAATGCCCTGTAACGTTTTTAATAATATTGGCAATTAAGCAACCTCCTTACAAGTAATATCTTTTATGTTTAAACGTAATTTTTTGAAGTTTCTTAGTAGTATGGAAGGTATTCCAACCAGGCATTAATACAGGTTGTTGTTTTGTCTTGTTGTAATCATCAATGCGTAAGTTATTACGATATACATGAATGCCGTCAAATTTGATAACATCACCGGCTCTCAATTCTAATCCACTTATTTTCATAATGTCACTATGTGTCATATAGAAGTTAAAACCATCGCTATCATTTTTACTGACATTTTCTCCAAGTGTCATTTCTACAACACTATCTTGGTTAAATTGGTTAATTTCAGCTGTACCACCGTAATATACATCGCCAACTTTAGTGTCATAGAATGTGTATCTACGTTCTTTATGAGATGTGTTGAACGGGTTTTTGTCTGGAATACCCCATTTATTCAAATTACCACTCTCTTTTTCTAAATCTGTACTATACCCAATACTCTCAAAGTATGGTAATTCAATCGTTTCGAAATCTAGTGTGAATTCACCTGACGTTTTAGTAGTATCGAATGACACTTCATTAACTAAGCCAACAAGTATCTGCCTACCGTCAACATATTCTAGTTCAAAAGATTGTTCCTTAGGTTCGAATATATTCTCAAATTTAATTTCACTTTCGGATGCTGCTAATTCTCTAAGATAAAAATGACCTCTTAGCATAGCTTGTATGTTCGCTTTTAAATGAGAAGCATAAGCTATCTTTTCTACATCGTACCTAACAGTCATAGATATACTTTTCTTTTCTTCTTTAGTAGCGTTGTGAAATCTACCGTTAACACGATCAATTTCGTCAAACTTACGTTCATACCCTGCTCCTTTTACATCATAAGAAACAACTCTCAACGCAGTACCAGTAAAGCGATTGTTACTAATACGTAAACGTTCTTTATTTTTGTAAACTTCAACATCATGTAATATCAATTAACAATCACTCCTTTAAAATAATCCGAAACTTGCGTCTTTTGAGTTGGAATCTTCAATGTAAGATTTAATGGCCGGTATATCTGACTCATTACGAACAGTCACATTAACGATAGGTTTATTGTTCTCTTGCATGCTATGACGTACGTCTTTACTCATATGTGCGTTCACATCGCTATTTAATCCACCTGTTAAGTCTGATGTTAAATCAGTGTTTAAATCAGGGCTAAATGCGTTAGTTACATCTTTCGCTAAACGACGACTGGCATTAATAGCACTATTGCTTTGTTCCATAATACCAATACCTAAACCTTGAGATACATATTCACCAATTCCTCTAAACACTTTAGAAGGTGATGCAATGCCTAACGCACTTTTCGCTGCATTTACTGCACGTTCTGCTACACCTTTAGCTGCTTTAACTACCCAACTAACACCTTTCATGATTCCGTTAGCTAGTCCTTGCATTAAGTATCTCCCTACTTCTGTAAAACGACCGAAGAAACTTCTGACTTTGGAAACAGCTCTACCCATACCAGAAGCCACTTGTGATACAACTCTAACAAAACCACTAACCACGCCTTGAACAAATCTACTCATCGCAGAAATGATACTTGAAACCCAACGAGCACCACCAGAAATGATGCGACTTAATGCTTGCATCATTTTTTGAGCAACAGTTGAAACTACACGTGAAAACCAACTTGATACTGTATTCCATATTCTAGTAACTGCACCTGAAATCGCAGACCAAATTTGGTTCCAACTTGTAATATTAGTACCAAGTATTCTGTTCAAAACATTGAATATGAAGTTAGAAATTTGGCCCCAAATTGACAATATGGTATTCCAAATCGTAGTCATTACATTAGAAATCGTAGTTTGTAAAGTTTGCCAAGCGCCAGAAAAATCTCCGGTAAGGAGCTGTATTAATGCAGTAAACAAACCGAAAATCAATTGCGTAGCAGCTTGTAGTATTCCACCTATCGCAGTGAATACTACTGAAATCACAGTCCAAAGAGATTGGAAAGCAGTTACTAAACCATTGATGAGGCTGATGAATAAGAAGCCGAGAACTTGGTTTGCAACTTGTCCTAACATTTGTAAGATAGGCATAATTGGTTGGAGCGTTTGTTCGATAGACGCTCTGAACTGATTAAACCAGTTAATCACTGTTTTTACAGCGTTCATTATCGTATCTTTAATTGTGTTCCAAGCTTCAACACAAGTTTTTCTGAAATTCTCGTTCGTTTTCCATAACCAAACAATAATACCTATTAAAGCAACGATAACGCCTATGATAGCCAATACAGGCCATGAAATCGCGCCTATAGCTACACCCAATGCTTGGAAAGCGCCACTTAACATAGGTAAGATACGCATAATTGTACTAATAGGGCTCATGAGAAGTCTAAATGCGATTTTCACTAGGTTTAACGCACTTCTAAGTATTTGAGTGTTTCTAGCAAAAGCTAACATTTTACCGATAGTTTGGATTAAACCTACACCGAACACATTAGATAGCAATGTACTTACTGCAATGATTGGTGCTAGTAAAGCCCACAACATACCACCGAGTATCATACCTATACCAACCATTCGAGCTATAGCAGGGTGTGTTTCAAACAACTTAGCTATGAAACCAGCTAATGCCGTTACTACTTTTAATATAACACTTGCTATTGGCGCCATTGCAGTGCCGAATGCAACCAAAACTCTTACGATATTACCGATTAGATCCATAATGACTGGACCATTCTCTTGCACATACTGAACAAACTTTTTAAACCCTTCAGATTTACCGACTTGTTCAGACCATTCTCTAAACTTAGCAGTCATTTTAACTAGCCAATCAAAGATATTAGAGCTGTTTTGAGCAAATGCTTTCATCAAGTTACCAATACCCATGAATACATTGCCAAATATTTGACCTATTTTAGGTAAATTAGTTTTAGTGTATTCAATAAAAGATTTAATAGCATTTTGACCTGCTACACTGTTAGCCCAGTTTTGGAACTTTTTACCTAGATTATCTAAGCCTTTAGCAGTCCATAAAAATAGTGGACCTAATTGAGTGAATACATTAATAAGTCCGTCACCAAAGCGTCCTGCAGCACTTAATAATGTGTTGAATGTCTTAACACCTGTTGTATTCATCATGTTAAAGAATTTGCTAGCAGTTTGACTGTTTTGAGCCCATTTTAAGACACTCTGTGACGCTTGTTCCATTCCTTTAGAGATACCTGCTAAGAATGGTTTCATACGCCCTAAAGCTACGTTAACTGTATCTAAAGCATTAGATAGTGTGTTGAAAATCTGTGCTTGATTTTGCTTGATAATGCCTTCCCAAGTTGACTTAACTTGTTCTAAAGACGCTTGATATCTTCTTGTTTGTGCAGTGGCTTGTAATGTTCCGTCATTCAACATTTTAATTGCACTTACTGCCATAGCACCAAATGCAAACGCACCACTTGCAGCAATACCAAATGCACCAGCTACACCTAATGCACCACCAGCAACTACGCCTAATGCGTTAGCTACTGCCATGATGGCGGGTACTAATCCAGCTATGATAGGAATAAGTCCTTGAAAACTAGCGATTAGCACACCTTTGATTTGTTGTCCAAACACAGTACCAAATGTACGAATACGAGTAGCTAATCTATCCATTTTGTCGCCGTATTCATCTAAAGACTGACTTAAAGCTCTAGTTAATACTTGAGCTCTTGTCATTCCCCTTGTATCAAAGTTAACTTTTACCGTTTTATCATGTAAGGTTGCCAACATAGCCTTAGCACCTAATACTGAACGTTTTAAGGGGTTGTTGTTACCTTTTATGTCTACTTCTTTATCTCTTAATTGCTGTAATTTCTCTTTAACTACTGCAATTGCTCGTTTGATAGGGTTGTTGTTACCGTCTATATCAACGGTATGTTCTCGCCAACGTTGAGCCATTGCTTTTGCAGTGTTTAAGGCTCGTTTAAACTTACTGATATTCGCATCGACTTGTGTTTCAATCTCGTCAGGTATTTCAGTTTTAGCCATACGTTGAGCTTTTCTGATATTCCGTTGGAAATCTGTAATGATCGCCGATATACGAGCCATAAAGTTTTTATTCATGGCTAACCTCCTTTTTGACTAGTATTGCGTAATGAATTCATAAAGCGTCGTGTACCTTGTTTCTGAACATTTCTAATGCGTTTGTTATGTGCTAACTTACGTTCTTTCATACGTTCGTATTCTTCTGACTGTCCACGTACTTCGTATCTTGCACGCTCTAACTGCTTCTGTAATCGTTTAAGTGATTTACCAGCTTGCACAAGACCGTTAGCTTGAGCACCAAACAATAAATTTTCTTGTTCATCAAGTAACGCCAGTCTGCGACCTACAACCCAGTCTTTCCATTCATTAGGCGTCAAACTCATTAATTCATCATAAGGAAGATAGCCTATGTATTGACTGGTTATCTGCCGTATTTCTGAATAATCTAGTAAGGTAGCTCGCCCATGATTTCTTTGTAGTTGTTCTTCATGAACTCGATACCGTTCTTCGTAGACTCTTTCTCTTCTTCTTTGACCATAGATGGTGCTGAATTCATTTGTGTCCAGAATAGACGTGATTTCTGCTTGAAAAAACCACTATGATTTAATACTTGCAATGCACCTTGTAATAATTCGATAGAGTCTTGTTTTTCTTCGATAATATCCATTAGTGTTTGTTCGATATCTTCACGTTTAGGTGCGTTCTTACCTAGATAAGCTGTTGCACATTCCCAAAAATCAGCAATTGCGATTGGATCACGTTCTAAAATGCCATTATAAATAGCATTAAAACCAGACACTTTAGTTGTTTTACCATTTTCGTCTTGCTCATCTTTAGCAAATTTCTTAGCCGCTTTATCGAATAAAAAAGTCGCTTTAGCTTCGACTTCTTCTCCGTTGATTTCTAATTCAGTAATAGGATTGAATGTATTTTCAGTCATTTTTTTAACCTCTTTCTGTTATTTTGTACAAAAAAATAGAGGGCTTAATGCCCTCGTAAAACTTATGCGCCAGCACTAGGTGTACGGTTTTCGTATGAGTCTGTATAAGCTCCCATATCTTCCCATTCAACTGTAGGAGCGGCAGCACTAGGATTGAGCCATTCTGGTGGCAATGAATCAACAGAACCGTCTGCACTGTTAAATTTAACTTTTGCAGTGATTTCGATTTTGTCATCCTCATCATCAAATGACCATTCGTGCTCTTCTACAATTACATAAGCGAAAGTACCGTGATGTTTACCATCACGTTTTTTAACTTCCCAAATCCATAAACGTAACTGTTTGAAGTTTTTAACTGACTCTTTTAAAGCTTCTTGACCTTTGTCGCCAGGAACACGGTCAACAGTTAACTTGATTTCTTCTTCTACAGAGTTACGACCATAGTCTTTTTTGCCACCTGTAATCATTTCAGCTAAATCATTACTGATTGTGTGTCCACCTTCAGCTAAACTAGCTAACAGAATAGCATCTTCTTCTTTTAGCTTGCTCGCTAAATCTTTGTCAGCGATTTGTAACGCTGCAATATATTTATTCTGCGCCATTCGTTACACTCCTTTGTAAAGTATTGTGTCTGTATTTAAAAATAAGCCGAATGATACCGTGCTTCGTGTACTGATCAATGTCAGTTATCACTTCTTGTGTATCAATTCGACTTTTTATAAATGAATAGTTATTTATTTCTATTTCAGAGTTAAGTACAAAACCTAAGTATTGGATGATTTGTGAGGCTTCATCTCTATTTCTAGCTTGGCTATAAACATGCAATGTAACGCCTACATCTTCAAACATACTTGTCGTTGTCTCTTTGTTAGTGACGTTTGTTTCACCCACAACGATATATGGGTAAACAGCGTCTTTTTGAACGCAATCAAAAACCCTACCACCAAGCTGTTTTTTGATGATAGGGTTGCTTTTTAATTTGTTATATATCTTGTTAAACAGATACCGTTCTACTGATACCCACATATCTTAACCACCTTATGAAAAATACTTGTTGAAAAACGCTCTACCTTCATCAATTGCTGGTTCCCAAAAGGGTTGTGCATGTTGCCCTTTAGTTGTGTGCCAATGTCCGTCTGCGTCTTTGTAACACCACGGGATATTCTTTGCACGACTACCACCCGGACCGACTGCGTATATCCTTGTACCGTAGTTGACGTAAACTGCGTACTCACTGCCGATATTAATAACGCCTGTTAATCCGCCCTTCTTAAAGTCCATAGAAACACTTTCTCTAAGATAACCGGTATCAACAGGCATATTACTAACTATTGAATTGTGAATAATTGTTGTTGTCTTGGCTATACCTTTTTTAGCCCATCTAATCGTTTCTTTTTCGAACTCCTCAAGTTCCTTAACTAATTCCCAATTGCCATATTTAACCTTAGCCAATAGGACACTCTTTCAACCGAGTAAGATTGATTTCTTGTTGTCCGCCTTGGTCGACAGGTTCTCCTACTACTTCGTAAGTTTTACCGTTGTATTTGAATAAGTTTTTGTTAGTTATTGGCAGGCTGTACGGAGTATATAGGTTTCTGTCGTATGATTGGTTCATTTGATGAAACTTGAGTTGTTCAGATGAAGTAGGCGTATCCATAAATCCTTGTATTGTTTTTTCGCTCTTAAAGCGCTCTTGTTCACGCGGATACTCTCCTACAACCTCTCTTGAGCCTAATTCGATTGTATGAGGAAACTCATTTAATGGATTAAACATGATAACCAGTCCAACGTAAGCGTCTAAATGGTTTAAGGTAACCGTATGTTTCCTTAGGTAGATCAGTAACGAAAGTGTAGCTCACAGTACCCATAGTACGTGAAGAAATATTGCTAGTCGTACCTTGTTTAATACAGTTAGCAATGAATTTCTCTACATTACTAGGTAATGACTTCCTATTAAATGTTTGATTACAATACTCTTCAGCTACATTCAGATACTTTTCAATAAGTAATTCGATTGTTTCGTCATTTGAAGTATCATCGAGTGAGAGATTGTTTAATAATTTAACGTCTTGTGCGTTCATTACTTAACACTTCCTAATGCTTCAACGAGTTCATCTTTTTTCATACTAGAAAATCCCTCTATTTCACGTTCTTTAGCGAGTTCTCTTAATTCTGATACTTTCATACCTTTTAAGTCTTTATCGCTCTCTACACGCTCAATAAGGGGCTTGTTTTGACGGTTTTCTTTTGTGGATAGTTCAGTTAATCGCTCATCACTTACATTTAAACCTTTACGAGGGAACGTGTCTCCAACGTTATACTCGTAGTTGTCATCTTGTAAGTCTGTGAAATACACGATTACCTTATACATACGTCACTACCTCCTTTTATGCACCTGTATCTGCTGATGCGTTTGTTTCGTCTGCATGTGCGTCTACACCATCACGATTAGTTTCAACTTCTTTACCACCAATAGTGAATATATATTTTTGTAGGTGTTCAGGAACAAAAGCGCCAGTATATAACATTTGTTCTGCTAAAGTACCAAACATTCCAGGCACATTAGAATTCAATTTGGCTTCGTTAGCTTGAATAGGAGATGCCATAACTTCCCCGATAACTGCCATAGCTTCTACACCTTGTAACATTTTAGATGGTACCTTTACGATGGTAAATCCATCTAGTTCGCCTTGCACGCCCTTACCTAAAACTTGTTGTCTATTATCTCCTTGAGGTAATTCGATAACAAACTTTTTAATACCTTTATAGAATTTAGGTGTGACAAAAAGGATTCTGCTTGCTCCAGCACCAATCTCATCTAATTCCACAGAAACGTCTAAAACTGCGTCATATTGAGCATCTGCACCACTACCAACAGTTAGGTGTTTAGCTTTATTACGCGCTAACGTAGCGAAACGCAAATTATCTAAATAAGGCGCAACTACTTCTGAAGCTTGTTTAGCAACGACATAATTGATATCAATGTTTCCTTCTGTATCTCTTCTGTCTAGTGCATCAACGAAACGTCCCCAATATTTTTCTTGGTCTAGGAAGTATGTTGTTTCTTGAATTTGTGGGTGGTCAAATTCGTTAGTTGCATTACGTTTATAGTCCTTTAATTCTGTTACATCACCTTTAATTACTGTGAAAGATCGCCCTTGCATGAAAATAGCGTCATTACTAATAACTGCCGGTGCTGAATAAGAATTAGCAGCAGTAACTTTTTCTAATATGCCAACATGCTTGTTCTTTAATAAAGTATCTCCTGGTTCTACTGATTTATTAGCAAAGTGTTGTAAATTTAATTTCAATTTGCCAGTAGCATTTTTAATTTCTTTATTCATTGTTTTCACTCCTGTTATAAAAATTCCGTCCATGCCTCTGTTTTTTGAGGCGTTCCACCGTCATCCGGTGTGCGTCCACTTGGTTTAGATTGTTCAAATAAATGCTCATTCTCTTTTTTAAACTCACTCATGTAATCATCTAACCCTTTAACATTTCCGTTGTCGTCTACTTCTAAATTACCTTTATCGATTAGTTTGATTACTTGTTCAGGTTTAATTGCTTTTTCTTTAGCTAAAGATACTTCGATAGCTTTATTTAACTGAACGTCTTTGAGTTTTTGATCGTAGTTGGCGTTTTGCTCTTTATATTTTTCTAACTCTTGTTTAAGTTCATCGTTATCACCAACATTATTTTTGAGTTCTTCAATTTGATTATCACGATTTTTAATTTCTTCGTTAGCAGTGTCTAATTGTTCTTTTAGTGAATCAACTTTCTCTGCCTTCTCTTTATATGATTGCAAACCTTCATGATGTTCGTCGATAATCTTTTGAATAGCATCTTCTTCGACACCTAAACCACGTAAAAATTCTCTTTTCATTATTACTACTCCTCACATTTTTTATTACGGTGGTCTTATCCACCATGAGTTTGCACCTTTTAACGCCTTGAGCATTTTTGGGCATAAAAAATAGCCAACACATTTTAGTGTTAGCTAGAATAAGTTAAAATTTGCATTTTCAGCATTACTTTTATTAATGTGATTTTTAATTTGTTCTGTGTTAGCTTCGTTGCTTATTCCTACCTTTACAACTGATCTATCGTTCTTTAATCGGTTAATTTCTTCATATAGTTGTTTGATACGCTCTAATTTCTCAATTGCTTCATCAGCGTCAATATTAACCTTTACGTTAAACTCCATCTAAACACCTTCTTTATACTTTCTTCTTTCTTCACTACCGTCTGAGTGAATAACAAGAATGTAATCTTTTAAGAAATATAACTTAATTAAATTATCTTCGCTCATAATCAGACACTACCTTTCCGTTTATTCTTCTCCCACTCTCTATAGTTAGTGAAAGGTATTACGCCATCTTCTTTAGTTCTCATCGTTGTAGGTAATTCATCTTCGTCTATGTAATAAAGAAGCTTACAACGACAATTGATGTTCTCTTTTGCACTAGCTACACCTACAAATAACTTAGGTGCAGGACCTACACAACCACTAGAATGAAAGTTATCTTCAATATCGACTGAAGTGCCGTCTAAGTGTCTATGTGTATCACGTGTGCGTGTGTCTTTAGTAGCATACCAACGTTTCTTCATATCGAGTCCATTATCTTTAGCTACCATTGCGCTATCTAATCCAGCTTGTGACAATGCACGCCCTGTTTCTGTTCTAGCTACACGCACTGATTGAGCTTTTGACATACCTAAATCATTTCTTAATGCTTTAGCTATCTTAGAATATCCCTCACCACTCATAATGCCTTGTGTTATGTGTGTACGAATACGTTTTAATGTATCGTCACGATGTTTCTGCAGTGTAGGTACTAACTTAATAAACTCAATAGGTTGTTCAATTGCCGTCTGTATTGTCTGCGAAGTAGGTATATCAAAGTTCATAGACGTTTGACTTGCTACTTCATACAAAAATAGGCTCATCATGTACTTTTCGATATAGACGTTCTGTTGTGATTGTTTGATAGCCTTAGCGACTTCTCTGTAGTCTTGAGATAACATCTGTCCTATACGATTAAGTTCTTTGTTGAGCCTGTTGTATTTATTAAATTCAGTCCATGTGACTTTCGGTTCATCTCTATCGTACTTTTCGTACATATTCGCAATAATCTGTTTGATTTCTTTCAAACGTTTAGCAAATAGTATTTCGATTTCTTTCTCTGCTTGATTAACCAGTTTGTCGATGTAGTTATCTATGTCATTCTGATTGGTTATCTTCGGATTGTCTTTGTTGTTCGTCATTCAATCCCTCCTCAATGTCAGGGAGTTGTTGATTGAGTTCTATGTTTTCTTGCTCTATTCTTTCCATTTCAGCTACAGGATCTTGTACCCACGAATGATTACCAAGAATAGTTTCTTTAGATAATAACCCTGTAGAATTCATAGCGATTTGAGAGTTTTCTAACTCATTAACCATTACATTGAAGTTGAATGTAATCTCGATGTCTTGCACTCTCACATCTAATCTGTAGAAGTCGATAATGTACTGCAATAGCTCTTGTAATGCAGTAAGTGTTTTGTTCTTCAATTTATTAGCTTTTAAGTCTAAGTTACTGTACATAAATTTAAGTGCAATACCACTTGGGCTATTACCAAACTTATCTTGTTGGAAGTCTACACCTTGTCCAAACTCTATAATGTAATCACGTAACATCTTCGTGTATTCCTTAACAGAGTCAATAGGCACTTCTACTTTGATAGTATCTACACCGGAGCCACTTTCCCCTGCAACACTAATCGCTTTATAGTATTTAAGGTTATGCATGAAATCTTTCATATCTTCGCCTTCATAACCTTTTAAGATATAGATTAACTCTACTGATTCGTCAAAAGTGTTTTGTGTATCTGATAATCGCTTATCTAACGCATCTATGATTGTCTTATACATGAATAAGTCAGATACTTCTTGCGGGTTGTTCTTGAACGGAATAAAAGGAACACGTCCCCAACTCATCAATTTATTACCTTGATAATAATGAGGTTGTATATGATCTTCACTACGGTAGAAATCAGGGATAAGTTGTCCTTCTTTCAACTCATAGAATGTCACATCATCTTTAGTCCAATACTCAACGCGTTCTGCTCCGTCTAATTCATATACACGGATAAACGCTTGCAGTTCATCTCTTTCTTTATTAGTCCAAATAGGTACAGCTTGTTCTGCAGGTACACGAAACGTTTTAAACTCTCCCTCTTCATCTACATAAGGTTGAACCCATTCGATACCTTTATTACTTGCAGCAGTTAATATATCCACTAATTTGTCATCCCACTTGTGATTAAGTGTATGTTGTATTTGTTTTAATGCTTTGTCATTATCTACACCAAATGTCACAGGATTAGCAACTGCATATGCTACTTTCTGGTCTACTAAGTTTTGATGGTAGTTAGTATACATGCGCCAGTCTGGTTTAGTTTCGTCGTAGTCGCCGTTCACATCTCTTTTGAAAGGAGCGTCTAATATATCTGGGTGATGATTATAATATCTTTCACCCATTGTAATATTGTCTATGTTCTCTTTATGCTCTCTAACTAAGCGCAATATCATTTCTTCTTGCGTTTCATACTTCGGTTTGATTTGTTCTACCACTTGTTCGTGATATGGTTTATCCCATGGCCAGTTAATGCTAATCACCTCGTTTACGTAAGTATGCTAAGTTTATTCTGCCTCATGTCACGCTCTAGGGCGTATCTAGTGGCGTCTATCGTATGGTTGTCTTTATCTTCTAATCTCGGTTTGACGTTGCCGTCTTTGTCAGTTTCATAGTCGATATTCTCAAATTCTCTCGCTATATTAGGCGTTCTGTTAGGATCTATCACAATAGCAGTTAAATCATCAAGCCATTGTTCCCCGTGTTCTGCACTGTCAGGACCTTTTTTCACACCTTTAATTCTCTTGATACCGTGTTCTTGTTTCAGCTCTGCAATAGACTTCGGTTCAGCGCTATCTGCGTATATCTCATCAGATTGATAACCTCTACGTTTTAACCAGTTAGCAAACTCTCTATTGCTTATTTGTACACCATAGTGTTCATCAACTGCGTAGATAATACGTTTCTTCTTATCATAGTGCCAACGTACAAATGCTAGTGGATCAGTAGCATAACCAAAGTCAACTGCATTACGTATATTATCGAATGTCTTGTATAAGTCATCAGGTATCTTCTCTATTTGCAAGTTGTTAAACGGCACAACGCCACTACCGATAGCTTCACCCATATATTCCCAACGATAACGTTGTTCGTTACGTTCTTTAGCACTCTCTGCCTCTTGTATGAATTGTTTAGATATAAAAGGATTATCTAAGTACGTTGAATGATGTACAAACGTATTATCCGGTTGGAATGAGGTTTCGTATTTTTTGTTAACCCACGATTGTTTTCTCTTAGGTGGGTTGTAACTAAAGAAAAACTTGTAAAATAACCCGTCGTCTAGTTCTCCACGTAACATAGAGTTAGTAATTGTTGTGACTTCATCTTCTGTCTTAAATTCTGCCAACTCCTCTATCCACATGATAGAAAAAGGGAACCGACTATCTTTTAACGACTTTAATCGCTCAGGGTTCTGCGCCCCTCTAAAGATAATCCGATTCCCTCTAGGAACATACGTGATTTCCATTGGCGACACTTTAACTTTGAACAGGTGCGACACCTTTTGTTCTTCTATCGCCCACTTAATTTGCTCAAATACTGATGTAGCTAATGTATTGTCTGTCTTACGTACTACAACTGCATTCATAGGATAACGCATGATTAACTGTGTAATGATAATAGATATATCAGAGGACTTACCACTACCACGTCCACCTTTAGCTACTATGTTAAGCTTCTCTCTATCTTTAGTCGCTTTCCACAAGCTATGAAAGTGTTTAGGTAACAGTTCGGATAGATTAATCGATATCGTCATTGAACTGTACCGTCGCAGTTGTTTCGATTTGTTGTTTGTCTGTCCACATCATATATCGCTTACCTAATAACTCTGCTGCTTTAGTTCTAGCGTTTGTATCTGACCTTTTTTCTAGTTCTTCTACTTCCATTTGCCCTCTTCCAACCTGAATAGGTATCAACTCTTGGTCTGTTACCTCTCCACGTAATACAGAAGTAAGATATTGAAGTATTTCGTCTTGATCTGCGATTGTGTCTTTTTTAAGTTTTTCCATTCGTTTGTCTATTTCTGCTTTTATTCCCACATTTTCCAACAATTTATGACTACTTGATTTTGCGTATTTCTCACTATAACCAGCCTTGATTGCCGATTGATAAGCAGTGCCTGTCTTAATGTACTCATCAACAAATGTTTGTTGTTTAAGATTCAGTTTCGTCATCGTATATTACCACCTACTCTCACGGTTAAACACCTTTGTTTGACGTATAAAAAAAGACACTGCGTAAACAGTGCCTAATGATTATGTTTTGTTATTTATTTGAGTTTATGTACTCATGTCACATCTCTATGTCACATCAATACATAAAAATAAGTTACCCGTGTGTTCTCACGGATAACTAATTAAGGTAGGAGAAAAATTACATGTCAAGTATTCATATCATCGTATCGGAAGCCGTGTTGTA